GGTAACAAACCATACCGAGGAATCGGAAAGGCTTGGAAATCACTAATGGTTAATGAGCCATTCTTGACACCAGAGGGTGACTTAATCACTTATAGTGTTGGTCAACCAATGGGAGCACGTTCTTCATGGGCTACTTTTACATTGTCTCACCATTTGGTGGTTCAATATGCAGCCTATAAATGTGGACAGTACCCTTTCAAGGAATACATCCTGTTAGGAGATGACATCGTTATTTATAATAATGATGTTGCCCTAGCATACAAGGAAGTAATTAACTCTTTAGGAGTTGATTGCTCTCCTAGTAAATCTCATACGAGTGTAAACACGTATGAATTTGCGAAACGTTGGTTCCGTAATGGAATCGAAGTTTCGGGTGTACCTCTTAAGGGATTCCTCGCAAACTGGAAAAATCCAGTTTTACTATTCCAAGATATACTTTCATTAGTATATGGAGGACGAGGACCTAAATCCATTATTAATAGCGTTGAACTTGCAATAGACCTTTTAAAAGGGCTTGGTTATACAAGATCTCAATTGAGATTCTATTCAAATATGTTTAATGATATACGGTTTACTTACCGTGTTTCATTAGACTTTCCAGACTTTGAACTGCTAAGACAATTCTTAGCAGATGCTAGTCTTGGTAACGACTATATAATGCCAGCTACTGAAGCAACTCTATTAAAAGAATTTAATAGAACTTCATCACTGGTTGTGAATGGGATGGTAATGAATGTTTGTCATACTTTAAGTAAGTATTACCAAAACTTTAAAAATAGTTTTGGGACATTTATTACTAATTCATCCAGTATAATTAAAGTAGAGGAGTTGTATAAAATACATCCTTTAACTTATGCATTATATTCATCGGTTTATTCCTTTGAAGAAATGAATAAGGCTTTAAATTATACCATGGATCTTAACAGACAGTTAACTACTGTTACTGTTTTAGATCTGGAGAAACTAAGTTTTCAATCGCGGACTGCGATTGATGTGATATTCACATACCGAACATTTGCTCGGAAACTTAGACTTGCGATGAAGTTTGATCCTTATGAAATGGTAATGAAGGCGCAGAGTATGCGCTTTGGACGTTCATTAATGGACATCCGGTTAGCTTTTCAAAAAGATAACCCTTTACTTAAAACAGGGATGCTAGTTAAGTCTTTAGACCTATCTATGCCAGACTGGTAGAGCGAAAGCTCCCGCGGCCTGCCTGCGTTACAAAGGTTAGGAAGGATCAAGATGGTACTAAAGGGTAGTTCCCTTCATCGTCTTGATTGTCTTATGGGGGTGTGAGCCCAGGAACTCGTGAGAGTCGACTGAACCGTAAGACTGCCTACTACAGTAATGTAGTA